AGATGATGTTGAAGCTAACGCTTTCTTATCTAAAACACAAAATCGCACTGCATTACGTGGAGTTCGTGATGAAGATACTAAAGAAAGCTACTATGACCGTGCTAACAATACACTAGACGGACTACCAGTTGTTGACCTTAAATCAGACCAATTTAAAAAAGGTGACTTATACGCTGGAGACTTTAACAAAGTATTCTACGGTATCCCTTACAACATGTCTTACAAAATTTCAGAAGATGGTCAATTATCAACAGTACAAAATGCTGACGGTTCACCAGTAAACTTATTCGAACAAGAATTAATTGCTTTACGTGTAACTATGGACGTTGCGTTCCATATTGCAGATGATAAAGCATTTGCTAAATTAACAGCTGGTTCTGGTTCAACTGGTGGAAATACTGAAACTGTATAATTAATCTAGGAGGTCTTACAATGGCTTATTCTTACAAAGTAGTTCGACCGTTCATAGATAAAGAAGATGGTAAAGAGTATAAAGTAGGAGATGAATTTCCTACTGATATTACTAATGAACGTGTCGAACAACTATTCCATAAACAAAACGTATATAACGAGCAATATATCGCTTTAGATGTTGATGCTAAAGCAACAAAAGCTGAATTGTTAGAAATAGCTGAAAAACATAATGTAGATGTATCACAAGACGATACGAAAGCGGTAATTCTTAAAGCATTGGAGGGATAACATGGCAGTATTAGAAAATGTCAAAAAGTTACTCTCTATCAATGATGATAAGCAAGATGAACTACTCGAAATAATAATAAGTAACACTGAAAAGCGTTTGATTAGTTTACTTCCTGTCGATATAGAAGAAGTTCCGGAACGATTGGAATACATTATCGAAGAAGTATCAGTCAAACGCTTTAATCGTGTTGGTGCTGAAGGAATGACGCAAGAAAGTATTGATGGTCGTTCTAATACTTTTCAAAGCAATGATTTTGATGAGTATATGGACGTTATCGATGCTTTGTTTCCTAAAGAGACAAGTAAACGTGGTAGAGGTGTTTTCTATTGAGATACAACAAGCGCGTGAAGTTCTCTAAGGAAATTAAAGGTGGTTATAATCCTAAAATAAGTAAGTACGATGTTAAGGAACAAGTGTACAACGAAGTTCCTTGTAATATATCTCCTTTATCCCCACAACGTACTAATCTTGAGTATGGAGATGTAACCAAAGATATTAATGCCATTCGCTTAAATGGTCGTTTTGAACCAAAAGTGACTCATGCTTATATCAAAGATTCAAAGTACATTATCACTAAACGTATCGACTATGAACACGACACTGTATTCTATGCAGAGGAGGTTAAATAGTGGCTGGAGATATCGATGCTCTAATTAGAAAGCTAGACCGAATGCACAGTAGCATTGATGATAATGTTGACGAAGTGCTCAAAAACAATGCTGGCGAGTTCGCTAGAGATACTGTTGTGAGCGCTAAGTCAGTAATGAATAAAGGTTACTGGACAGGAAATTTAGCTAGAATGATTAGAGATACAAAAATTGGCGATATGAAGTATGCTGTGACCTCCAACGCTGGGTATAGTGGATTTTTAGAATACGGTACACGCTACATGGCTCCTGAAACGTTTATGTTCCCTGTTTATGAAAGATATACAAGGAAAGTCAGAGAGGACCTCGAGAAATTAATAAACGGTAAAACGGGGGGCATGTAATGAAACAATCAGCTAAACTTCAACTATTCAACTACTTATATCAAAAATTTAGTGAACTTGGTGTCCCTGTAATTGAAACTAAAGAACTTAACCAAGAGCTTGAATATCCTTTTATTGCTATTCAAACTACTACAGATAGCATGAACTTGTTAACTTTTGACAGTTTTGGAGGTAACCCTACCGCCATCGTTCATCTGTGGGGGTTGGATATTGATAAAAGTGCTAATGACAATTTGCTGATGCAAGTTCAAAACATTATGTTAGATGATATCAAGCTTGAAGGTTTCAGCTTATTCAATCCGCAGTTAGACATCAATGAATCTATTGAAATTGAAGATAATCAAGCATTATCGCATGTAACTATAAATATCGAGTATACAAGTCATTAATTGGCTTGTTTTTTTATACAATTTTTTAGGAGGGCAAAACCTATGGCAATTAAACAAGGTACTGATGAGTTAGTCTTGATTCGTAAGGCTGGCGATAAAAAAGATGCAAATAAAGTAATGTGGGTAACAGAATTAGAACGCGAAACTGAAAAAGATAGAGATACAGAAGCTACTGTTGATGGTCCTGTTAACTCTGGAGGTACTTTAGAGTCTACCGTAACTATCACTTGCTACATGAACCAAGACGACACGTTATGTGATGAAATTGAAGATGCTACCGAAGAAGATAACCCTTATGAATTATGGGTAATTAACAAAAAAGTGAAAAATTCGGAAGGTAAATACAAAGCTGAATATCGTCAAGGTTATTGGAATAGTATTGACCGTACAAATGACGCTGATGATATCGCTGAATTCGAAACAGAATTTGGTGTATATCTTAAAAAGAAACGTGGATGGGCTACTTTACCAGAACAAATCGAGAAAAACAAAGCAGCTTATGGCTTCCACGATACTGTTGCCGCAGATCCTGCGAACGATGGTCTTGCGTCAGAAGATATTCCACAACCTAACCAACCTAGCACAGTAGAAAGTGTATAACAACGAGGGCCTCAAAGCCCTCTTTTCTTTTTGACTAATAAAATAAAGTGAGGTTATTAATAATATGGAAATCAAATTTAACGGTAAAACAATTGAATTATCATTCGGATTAAAGTTTTTAAACATCATTGATAAAGAAATGGGCATGGAAGCAGAACAAGTTAACTTTGGTAAAGGTACAGAAATGTTAGTACCTGCATTAGAAAGCCACAGTGTAGTAGATGTTGCTAAAGTGATTAAAGCTGCAACTGCACAAGAAAAAGGAGCACCTAAAACAGAAGAAGATTTAGAAGCTGTTGTTGAAGATGTTATTGAAAATACAGGACTTGAAGAATTTTGTGACCAAGTTATCGAGGAACTGGGAAAGCGTGTTTTAACCCAAAACCTCGTTCCGAAAAAATACAAAAAGAACAGCAAGAAGTAGAGGAAGAAGTATTAACGTTTGATCGTATTGTTATCTTATGCATGAGTAAGCTCAAAATCTATGATTTAGATGTTATAGAGCGAATGACACTTAGAGAATTCAACTATCGTATGTATGCATTAGAGTATGAGCAACTAGATAAAGATATGGATATGTACAAACTCGCTTTTGCTATTAGAGACGCAGCTGCAGAGAAGAAGAAACGTGGCGGTAAAAAAAGCGAGACAGAATATCGCTTCAAAAGTGCCGATGATATTATGCATTACCAAGAAAACATTCAACGATTAAACAGAGGCGAACCTGTGAAGTTCGCTTCTGAAAGCAAATTTGAGGAAAATATGCCTCCTAAAGATTTACTTCAACAAATTGCAGAACTTAATAAATAAGGAGGTGGGAACACGTGGCAGAAGCTAATTACAGTATTAAAGCGACAATAGAAGCTAACGCAAAAAAGTTCAAAAGTGCTATACAAGCAGCTAAAAACAGTGCAGAACGCTTTAAGGGTACTATGGAGAAAATCAAAGATAATAAGATTGATGCAGACTCTTCTGGTGTGAAAAGAGCGGTAGAAAGTGCTAAGTCAGCTATGGAATCATTTAACAACACTAAAGCAGAAGGTAACTTAGATGTCGATATTGATGAAGTTAAATCTAAAGTTGCTATCGCAGAAGAATACGTAAGAAAATTCGATGCTTACAGAGGAGACGCTGAACTTGACGCTAATGTAGCGAGCGCAAAAGCTAACATCGAAGAAGTACAAGCTTATTTAGAACGTTTTGACGGTTCAACAGCTAATGCGCATGCCGATGTGGACGCTAGAAGAGCAATTACAACATTATCAAAGTTACAGATAGACCTAGATATGTTTGATGGTAACTCTTACAGTGCTCATTTAGATGCAGATGCTACAAAAGCTCGTGTAGCTATAGCAGAAGCTAAGAAGTCGCTCAATAGTTTTGCTAGGCAAAAAGCGAAAGCTACTGTAGAAGTTAACGAAGGCGCTGCTGTATCTAAGATTTTAGCGCTAAAAGCGATGTTACGTTCAATTCCAAATAAAGTCCATACTAGGCTCGAGGTTGATGGTAAAGGTGCATCGGACGTGCTAAAAACATTTAGAGCAGGTATAGATGATTATAGTAATGCAATGGACCGCCTAGCAAATGACATTCGTACCACAGGAACTGTATTCGGCAATATGATAAAAGGCTCAATGTTATCTAACATATCTTTATTAGTACCTGCAATAGCTTCATTAGTACCTGCGTTAATGGCAGTTATGAACGCAGCAGGTGTGGTTGCTGGTGGTGCTCTAGGAATGGCACAGGCATTTGGTACTGCATATGCTGGTGTTGGTTTATTTGCTGGTATGGCAGTCAGTGCTTTAGACATGCTCAAAAAAGGTACTTTAGAAGCTACAGCAGAAACACAAAGATATCAATCGGTATTAAATAGTTTGCAAAGCGCGTGGGAAGGCATAATTAAACAAAATCAATCTCAAATATTTAATACATTAGCAAATGGTATTGATACTGCAAAAGCTGCATTACAAGGATTAACACCTTTTATCTCTGGAGTGTCAAAAGGCATGGAACAAGCTAGTGCTAAAATGCTTGATTGGGTTAAAAACTCACAAGTTGCACAAAGTTTCTTTGAAATGATGGGTACAACAGGTGTAAGAATATTCAACAACATGTTAAGTGCAGCAGGTCAATTTGGTAGTGGGATTATTAGTGTTCTCACTCAACTAGCGCCACTTGCTGAGTGGGTTTCAGCTGGATTTAAGAAAATGGGCGCTGCGTTAAACTCGTGGGCTCAATCTACCGAAGGCCAAAATGCTATTAAATCGTTTATTGAATATACAAAACAGAATTTACCGTTAATAGGTCAGATATTTGGTAATACTTTCAAAGGTATATTCAACCTTATGAAAGCATTCGCACCTAACACTCACTCTATTTTAGAATCACTTGCTCAAATGTCTGAGAAATTTGCTTCTTGGAGTGCTACTGTTGCTAAGTCAGACGGATTTAAGAAGTTTATAGCATATGTTCAAGAGAATGGTCCTAAATTACTTCAATTATTAGGTAATTTAGTGATGATTATCATTAATGTCGCAACTGCAATGGCTCCGTTAGCTTCAGCAGTATTAGATGTTGCTTTAGCTGTAACTGATTTCATCAAGAATCTTACTGCAGCTAATCCTATAATCGGAATGATGTTAGGTATATTAGCCACACTAGGTGGCGCGTTTATGGCCCTTTATCCGGCTATTCAGTTTGTTATAAGAGTTATTGGCCCATTATTCGAATTATTAGGTGGTTTTAGCGGCATAGCTAGCATTATAACAGGAGCTGTCGAAGGTATAGGCGCAGCATTTGCATTTCTAACTGGTCCAGTTGGCATTATTATTGGTTTGGTTGCTGCAGTAATCGCTATATTCGTTGCTTTATGGAACTCATCATCGGTATTACGTAATGCAGTAATAGGAGCATGGAACGCTATTAAAAGTGCTGTTGGTTCAGCAATACAAGCTGTTATTGGATTTTTAGGAGACTTGCTTTCTCAAGCTCAATCTATCATGGGACCTCTTGTACCTATATTCAAAAATGCTTGGGACACAATCGTACAAGTTGTTGAAACTGCAGTTAAATTGATATCTCCTATTGTTTCTCAAGGTTTCCAAGCTTTAGTTGCTGTTGTAAGTACGGTTTGGACTGTGATAACTACAGTTATTAAGGTTGCTTTTGATATTATTATCGGCATTATTACTGTAGCACTGCAGTTACTTAGCGGCGACTGGTCAGGTGCTTGGCAAACCATATTAAAAGTTGGTCAAACAATTTGGCAAAACATTGTATCTGCAGCTCAAGCTATATGGGATATTTGGAGTAAATATCTACAACAAACTTGGCAAAATGCAGTCAACTTCTTTAGTACAATATTTGGCGCATTAATTGGTATTGCAATTTCAATTTGGAATTCAATTGTTAATGCTATTATTTCTGTAGTTACTGGCTTAGGTACATTCCTTGCTAACATATGGAACGGAATTGTTACTTTAGCACAAATACAATGGTCAATATTAGTTACAGTTGCACAGACAGTTTGGACAGCCATTGTCACAGTGATAACTACAATAATTTCAACTTTAGTTACAATTGTTACTACAGTTTGGACGGCAATTGTTACAGTTACGCAAACTATTTGGACAGTTCTTGTTACTATTGCACAAACTATTTGGACAGCGATATCAACGGTCGTTATGACTATCGTTAACATCATCGTTACTATCGTTACAACAGCTTGGACAACGATTTCAACTGTAACTTCTACTATATTTGGTGTTATTTCTACCATAGTATCTACTATATGGAATGTTATAAAAGGGATTATACAAGTTGTGTCTGCGATTATCGTTGGTATCGTTACTGGAAATTGGTCGAGATTAAGCGCTATTACAAGTTCTATTATGACTTCAATTTCTTCTTTGATATCTTCTTTATGGAATTTAATTAAAAGCACAATTATAAACGCTGTAATGGGTGCTGTTCATGCAGCAGTTAGCGGATTTATGAATATGCTTAGTTCTATAGGTTCAGCTATGCATGGCATAGTAAGTTCAGTAGTAAATGGATTTATGAATGTGGTCAATACTGTTAGAAATGGCGTTAACAACGCGGTAAATGCTGTTCGTAGCTTTGTCGGTGGTATGATAAGCGCCGGACTTGATTTAATGCATGGATTAGTTAACGGTATTATGAGCGGTATATCATGGGTTGTAAACGCTGCAAGAAATGTGGCACAACAAGCTGTAAATGCAGCTAAAAGTGTGCTAGGCATTCACTCTCCATCAAAAGTGTTCAAAGGAATTGGTGGTTACACAATGGAAGGTTTCGCTAATGGTATTAATGGTGAAGGAAAAAGTGTGATATCAGGTATGGGTGCAATGGCTCAAAGAGTATCTGATGCTTTTGATCCAAGTCTAAATGTACCAAGTATACAAAGAGACCTTAAGAGTGCGAGCGCATCAGCTAATGCTAATATCACTCACACTCACGAATATAAAACAAACCCATCACAACGTGTTGTAACTGTAAAAATGGATGTTAACAACGACGCTTTAACTCATATTGTCAACGGACAAAATGCAGATAGAGATGCAACATTCACATTCTAGGAGGTCAGGCAATGGATTTAGAAATTAAACAAAAAGATGGATATAAATATAAGTTGTCTGACTTCGGTTTTCGAGTGAAAGATATTGTCATCGAAAGTCCGGAGATAGAGGACAACTATGAAACAAAAGAAAACACAAGTGGTCGTATGTTACTTAGTAGTCAGTATCGTAAAAGAAAAATTACGGTACCCTGCTATGTAGTTAGTACGAAACTTAATGATATACCAAGATTAAGAGATAAATTTTATGATTTGACTGTTAACACTGAGCCTGTTTGGATAAGAGAACTTAGATACGCAGAAGAACATAACTATGGTTTTTTACAACCTACAGAAGAAGATTATCAATCATATGACAAATACGGTTATCCAATATTTGATCATAATATGATGAATGATAATTTTTACACTAGTGGTAAACAGTATCAGGTTAAATGCTCATCTGTTATAACTCCAGAAAACAAGGGCAAAGTTATTAATTTCGATCTAGTCTTTGAAACGATTGAGATACCATTTGCCGAAAGTATAGGAACTTCATTGGACTTAGAAAACAAGCCTAATAAAGCGCTGTGGTCTAATGACATGCTAGTTCCATTTGACGAAGAAAGTGACAAGAGAACTTATACTTTTACTAATTGTTGGAATAATAGTGTTTATTATCACGGAAATGTTCCTAATAATGAGTTTAAACTTTATAAAAAAGTAACGATCATTCTAGGTAAAAGTGTAAGCAGTAAAGAAAGCTTCCTATTTACGTTAGGAAAATCTGATTATATGAAAATCAGTAATATTAGTTTAAAAAAAGGCGACAAGATAGTGTATGACGGAGTTCAAACGTGGAGAAACGGCACTCCCATTAATCATCGTTGTACAAACGCTCAACCTAAATTCTATCCTGGTTGGAATGATTTCGCTTTTAATCAACAGGTTAAGTCAGTAACTTTTGATATGAAATTTTATTATAAGTAGGTGGTTATTAAATGCCAGTATTATTTAGCCCTATAAGAGGAATAGGCGAGCCAGTTTATGTCACTACTACAACAACATCAAAGTTAGGTTCTGAAACAGTTGTACAATGCAAATTGCTTGAAGATAAATATAACTATAATGTTATACGAGGTATTGATAAACGCTGGACACTGACGCAGTTAACAGGACCTAATGACAAGAGAGAATACGTTGCTTATATCATCGATAGACAAACACATGGTAGAAATCAAGAAGTTGCTGTAACACTTAGAGAGAAGCCGATAGATATTATCAAAAGAAAGAGAGTGTATGACAAAATAGATGGTCCTCATAAACCACCCGACTTTTTCGAAAAGATATTTAAAGGAACTGGACTTAAATTCAAAGTGCCTAACAATATGTTTTTTTCTGAAATCAAAGATTCTGGCGAGGGAGAAAGTGTCGAGGATCTATTGAAAAAAGGATTAGAAGCATGGGATTTAGAGTTTGATATACATCATGATTACAAAACAAACACGTATACTTTTGAATTCACCCCGTATTTAGAGAAACAAGCAACTTATCATATTGATGATGAAATTAACGCAAACAATATGAAATTAGAAGAAGATAGTGGTCAGATGTATACCTATGTTAAAGGGTACGGTTCTTATACTGATGAAGAGGGTTTAGATGGTGCAGGTCTTATCGTTGAATTTGAGCACCCTAATATGAAAGATTACGGACGCTTTGACGCACCACCTGTTAAAGATGGTTCTATTACTGATCCAGATATTATGCGCGCTAAATTACAAGCAGTTATTAATGCATCTATAAAACGTTCTTTAACTTTAGATTTTATAGCTTTGAGACAACATTATCCTAATGCAGTGCCTAGAGTTGCAGACATTGTAAAAGTTAAGCACTCTATACTTGGCATCAATGAGTTTATGAGAATTGTAGAAGTTAAAACTATTAGAGACGCTGAAAATAAGATAGTAAAACAAGACGTAACTTTAGGAGATTTCAATCGTCACAACCGCTATTTAGAACGAATTAGTCAAGCAGCACAAGTTGTAGGTGGTTTAGGTGGAGGATTTGCTAATTCATATCGAACAACATACGCAAAAGCAAATGCAGCTATTACTTCTACAAGAAAGTCCATTGACTCTAACAAAGCATTGCATGGAAACGCCAATGGAATAAGAGCAATTGTAGAAAAAGACCACATACTAGAATATAACAGAAATGGTAAATTCCGAGTGTCTCACGATCGTGGTAAGACATGGCAAGTTATCGCAAGCGCTAAAAGTGGGTTTAACAAAAACGTAATACCAAAAGCAACAGATAAAGCATCTGGACTGATGAGTAATAATGATAAAAAGAAAGTCGATAGACTTCATTATAATCGTCTCAAAATGCAAGGTGAAAATGGTAAGTATTACAACATTACAATAGATAAAGATGGAAAACTACAAGTTAAGGAGGCGTAGCAATGCGAAAGACTATCTACACAAAACTAGATACTTTATTTAGTTCGCGTTATGTTAGAGAAAACGAACTCAATTACATTGCTATAAGAGATATGCTTACTAATATCGAAGAAATATTAGCAAAGCATGGAAAAACTGAAAAGCAAGCACATAATGCTGAACAAATTGTATATACATTGCCTACTGGACCTAATGTTACTGTAGGTCAAGAGTTAGGTTATCAAAGTAAACGAATAAGAAACTTAGTTTTAGGAACTATCGGTAACGGGCTTCAAGAAGTGAGAGATAGTCGTACATCAATTGACGCTCAAAATTTCCCTATACTTTCAGAAAGACTAAGACATGATTTCACTAGAATAGATGAAAAAATAGACAAAGAACTAAATGTGGCTGATGACGCTACTTATCTATTTACTCCTCCATTTATCGCTAGTGCAGAACAAGGTGTTAATGAAACACCTAATAATAACGATCCCGATGACAATAGAAAAGTGTTTTATGACAAATTTGTTGACAACAAGTATGTTACGAAAAAATATGTAGGTAAAGACCAAAGTAACCAGTACAATGTTTATGCTTATGATTTCAAACCTCAAAATTATACAAAAACCTTACTCATCACATCATGTGTACACGGGAATGAATACAGCGCATTTTATGCTATAAGTCGATTTATGGATTTAGTCGTCAATGAATGGAACAAGTATTCACAACTCGCTTATATACGTAAAAACGTGAGGGTGGTTATAGTTCCTATTGTTAACCCTTGGGGCTTTGCTAATCAAGAACGCGAGAATGTAAATAATGTAGACTTAAATCGTAATTTTGACTATTATTGGTCAAATGGTAGTGGTACACGTTCTACTGGTAAAAACTACAAAGGGACTAAGCCTTTTAGTGAAAGAGAAAGTAGAAACATGAAAGCCTTAGTAGAAAGTTTAGGAGATATTACAGCTCATGTCGATTGTCATAATATTATTTCTCAAGTAAGTGACTATTGCTTATTCTATCCGCGTTTTGCTAACCAACCTAACAATGTGATGACTGAAATGCTTTCAGAAATATCTGATCATGGGGATTATGTAACTTGGGGTTCAAGCACCTTAGCCTCATTTAGTAACTGGGTAGGTATTAAGCATGGTACAACCTCTTTCTTACCTGAAGTGTACGAAGGCAGAGCTGGAAAACCTAGAGGCGCTCAAGAGATGTGGCGTTCAGTTTACTATTTAGGAAACATCATAGTTAAATTAGCTAAATTGGACACTAACAAAGAAGGAAGAATTGCTAATCAACCTATTGTTAAGTCTTTAGTTTATAGTAGTAGATTTGATAAAAAAGATACTAAGCCTTTTTCACTTATCGCTAAAAAAGATTACCAACGTATGCTAATGACACAGCAACGTTTCCAAGTTACAGCTAATGGGTTTGTAGAGTTAAATGGCTCTATTACTGTTGAAGTTGATAGAGATACAACGATAGCTGTAGCACCTTATGTAGTACAAAACTATCATTCGTACAGCGGTAACGGGAAAAGTAGAAGACGTCACTTATACAGAGTGAGAATGCCAGTTAAAAAAGGATGGCATACTATCCCACTTCATGCAATCGCTCCTGTTCAATACTCTACAACAAGCCCGAACAAAGTACACAGATCTAATGAAGTGATGGGGGTTGTAGATATTCTAAGAACAAAAGGTGTAGCTAGAGTTAGAAACATGATTATTAACCTCACTTTCACACCATCACATACACATACAGCAGTTCAAATTCTTAAATCTGGTGGGTATGGTAACCAAAAAGAAAAAACATTCCATCAAGTTTATCCTGATAAACCAAGCGCATATACTAAGACAAACAAAATTATTCATAAAACTAAAAAGAAAAAATAAGGAGGCTTCATAATGGACGGATTTTACAAAGAAGCTAGAATTACTACTGTCGACGAACCTTATTTAAAACCGATATCTGACGAAGGTATCGGTTTTTATAATATGGATATAAATACTGCGGTATTAACTTTTCAAGTACGTAGAGAAATAAACGGGGAAAGTTATCCCCTAGAGATTAGCGAAGCTAATACTGAGATAACAGCTTATTTTGTTTCCGATAACGGTTCTTCGACCGGAAGAGTTAAAGTTGAATATGTTAATCCTATGAAAGGCATTATACGTTTAACTTTAGACAGTAATTTCCTAAAGGCTTCTACTGACACACATGTGACTGGTCAAATTTATATCAAAGCAGTTGGTCGTAAAGATACAGTTGTACTTAACGAGTTTCGCTTTTACGTAAAAGATGCATTAATTAACCAAATAGATGCTGATATTAAAATCAGATATATTAGAGAGATTGACGATCTTGTTGATTTAGTAAAAGACAGAATTGATACTGTATCGAAAGAATTAGAAAACGTTCAAAATGCTGAAGAAGAATTCATGAATTTTGTAAATACTCAAAAGACAGAATTTGTCAAACAAGTTAAAGATTTGCGGGAACAAATGGAAAGTTTCGCAAAACAAACCGAAACAGAGTTAACAGACTATCTAAATAATATTAACGATAAAATTTTAGAGGTCAACGAACGACTAAATTCGGCAACTGAAGGAGTTATAACAGAGAAAAACTTAGACGAGCACCTTATCAACTACGCTAAAAAAGATGAAGTTAATCAGCAGTTATCTAAGAAGGCAAACGAGGATGAATTTAAGACACTTTCTGATGGTTTAGATGAATTAATACAAAACAAAGTTAATGAAGCTATAAAGAGTGCTACAGGTCAATTATCAGCACTTACAGAAGCCGAAGGTTTTGCTATTAGGTTAGATAATGTCGACTTATCTACTATGAGCAAAATTGATAAAACTGGTTTTTACTACCTTTACAACCCTACAAATTCTCCAGATCCCGATAATCAAAATGGCTATGCTATCGTTATTGCGAGAAGTGACACATACAAAAAAGTATTGTTTATGCCTTACAACAAACACAGAATATACTCTCGTAATATGATGGGTGAAACAACAAGATGGGGTTCTTGGTATGACGCTACAAAAGGAGTAGTAATTCCTGGATCTAATCCGGTTGTTTAGGAGGTTGATAAAATGAAAAAGAATTCCATTACTTACTCATTAACATTTCTTTTAGTGTTAGGTTTTGGCGCTCTAATGTTTGAAAGAGGCTTCTTTTGGACAAGAGAACAAGAAACTATTATTAGAGACAGCGATTTTTATTTAGTACTACATCACATTATGCCTATTTGGATTTGGGGCATACTAGCAATGATATTTAGTGCTTTTATTATTGTCGCACCTTTCTTTCTACCTACACAAAAGTTAAACAACATATTTAACTACCTTATTTGCATTGGGGGTTGGGGTAGTGCTTGTTTTTACTTTTTAATGACATCAGCGAGTATGTTTCATGCTATCAATTGGCTTTCTCCTCTGCAATTTTCTACTTTCACTATGATTTGTGGAATTATGGGATTCTATGGAGGTGTGGAGATTGTCGGAAAAAGAAGATAAGTACGTATTACGTTCTGAATGGATACAAAACACCGGTAAGATTTATGAAAAAATCAACGAAAACGACAGAAAACACATCGAAGCATATAGCACTCTCGATAAAAGATTAGAGAAGCAAACAGGATTACAAGAAAAGCAATTCGAGTCTCAAGAAAGATTGGAAAAGCATTTAGAAAAAATTAGCAGCGTCATAGAAAAAGTAGGCTCAGAATTTACAGATGTAAAATATACTGTTAAATCACATGAAGCTCAATTAGAAAACATCAATAAATCAATTTCTGACAAACAAAAAGGAAATGTACAAGTTGTTGCTGCGTTAATTACTGGTGGTTGTGCAATTATTGCAGCAGCATTCGGTTTAGCCACCGTAATATTTTAAGCTGACACTTCGGTGTTGGCTTTTTATTTTGATTGAAGAAAGTAGGTGTGTAAATGGCTATACTACCTAAAAGTGGAAAACCAACAGCCTCGCAAGTTGTAGATTGGGCTAAATGGATGGCTAAAAATCATAAAGGTGTCGACATTGACGGTAGGTATGGGTTCCAATGTTGGGATTTGCCTAACTATATATTCCAACGTTATTGGCATTTCAGAACGTGGGGCAATGCTAACGCTATGGCTAACCGTAGTCAATATCCAAATAGGTCATGGAAAATCTATAGAAATACATCTAGTTTCATTCCTAAGCCTGGGGATATAGCTGTATGGACATATGGTTGGGCTGGACATACTGGGATTGTTGTAGGTCCTAGTGACAAAAGGACCTTTCGTTGCGTTGAATGTAATTGGTTAATTTAGTATAATTACCTTAAAGAGGTGGTTATATGTCTAGAAAATATGATAAAGAAAGCCTTATAGGGACAAAGAAGGGTATATACACATTAGTAGAAAATATTAATACAACTCAATCTTTATTTAAATGTGAACTTTGCGGAAAGATATATAAAGCTAGTTTCTATGATTGGTATCATAGAGGTCGCAAAGTATGTGATTGCATGTTCAAAAACACTCATCATAAACTCTACGGAAGATACGATAAGATGCTGTATCGTTGTTACAATACAAATTCTTATAACTATCAATATTATGGTGGTAGAGGTATAAAAGTTTGTAAGCGCTGGAGAGAAAGTTTTGATAACTTTTTAGAAGATATGCAATCGACATATTTTGAAGGTGCTGAACTTGATAGAATTGACAACGATGATGATTACAAACCATCTAATTGCAGATGGGTTTCACATTCACATAATATGTTGAACAGAAAAAGTTTTAAAAATAAAACTAATTTTCCTGGTATAAAAAAGAATCGCAATAAATATTATGGAAGAGTACAAATAAATAAAGTTAGTTATTCTACTAAACAATACAATTCACCCGAAGAGGCTTATAAAGAATTACAATTACTAAAACAGCGCCTATATTCAGAAATGAATATAAGCAAACCTCTTTAATTGCTGGGAACTCCTAACGTAAAGACGAGGACAATCAGCAGCGAAGCCTAAAAATAGGAACGTTCAACGACTATCGAAAACACACTAGACACTCTTTTTAGAGTGTTTTTTTAGTGGAAGTGAGTAGAGTACATTCAAGTGAATGGAAAAAAGAGGCAACCTAAAATGGTTGATGATATAGTCTAGTCGTCTATGGAAACATAGAGCAGTTCATAAGAGAACGGGCAATGATTAACGACCATTGTCGAATATAAACGAGATCAAAATTGGTACCATTCAAACCAATGGAGTGGTTCGAGAGCAGCGTTTGTCAATCATAACTACAACGGTAATGGCGGGAACATTTATTTTGTTAGACCACCTTATAAAGCTGAGAAAAACCCACCTAAACCAAGCGGCGGTTCTCACACTTCAAGCACCACAACAACAGATAATAATAAAACAGTAACGATTAAGAAGAAACGAACACATATTAATTTCACTATAGATGATGGTGAACCAACTTATCCTGAATTTATCCGACACGATATTGTTCAAGGTACAGATAGAGGTCATAACCCTAAGAAAGTGACTATAAGAAACGCAAATACAATGTGTTCAGTTCTTGATCTATACTTTGATAGAGAAAAATATCTTACTGATAAAGAATATCCTCACTATTTCGTAGATAGAAACCATATATGGCAACCTAGATTAGAAATGTACGAAGTACCTAGCCACCCTGATAATATCGTTATTGAAGTGTGTCAAGATTTATCAGCAAGTAAAGATGATTTCATTGTCAACGAGATACACACAATGCTGCAAGCAGTGTTCAGAATGAAATATCAAGGTATACCAGTTAAGCCATCTTCTATTGAAGTTGACACATCTAATATTTGGCGAAGCGTATACGAGCATGGAGCTTGGGATATATCACTCAATGGATTGCCGCCTAAGAAAAACATAGACAAAACAATCAATGGATTACTATATCTATATAAAAACAGTAAGAAGTTACTTTCTGAAATTCCTAAAGATAAAGTTAAGACTAAAACTATTAAAGTTACAGTTCCAGCATCTAGTGTTAATAAGAATACAACTACAACGACAAACAAAAAAGGAAGCAAAGAGCCTACTGTGGTTGTTTCAAGAAGTGCTTATTCATTCAAGAGAGCGGTAGCTATCCAAATGACTAAATCTCCTCAAATAAACTACGGTAACGGGTGGTATGGTGCAAGTTACTCGGCAACACTTAACGCTATGAATTCGCTTAAGATTTGGAATAGTAAAACACAAAGATATCAAATGCTTAATCTTGGTAAATATCAAGGTGTTTCAGTTTCAGCACTTAATAAGATATTGCGCGGTAAAGGTTCTTTATCCGGGCAAGGTAAGGCAGTTGCTTATGCTTGTAAGAAGTATAACCTTAATGAAATATACTTAATTGCACATGCTTTCCTTGAGAGTGGTTATGGTACATCTTACTTCTCAAGCGGTCGTGCAGGTGTTTATAACTACTTCGGTATAGGTGCATATGACTACAACCCTAATTATGCAATTACTTACGCTAGAAATAGAGGGTGGACTACTCCTGCTAAAGGTATTATTGGTGGCGCTAAGTTTGTAAGACAGGGTTATATCAGCAAAGGCCAAAATACACTTTATCGTATGCGATGGAACCCTAGACATCCAGGTAATCATCAATATGCAACTGATGTACGCTGGGCACAAGTTCAAGCGACAACTATCAAAAATCTATATGACAAAATCGGTATAAAAGGTGTCTATTTCATTAGAGATAGATATAAATAGGGATAAGGCTGACAGCTCTTATCCCTAAATTTATTATTGGAGAGGTGTTTTTATGGAAACGTACAAAACCGGTACAGTTAATACAATCATCAATGAAAATGGCGTTGATTTAGGCAGCATAAACGTTAATCTGTACACAATGGATAACAAGACATCTGTTATTGATATCCATATTAAGAAAAAGAACATTATTAATGAAAATCAAGAATACATCTCTGTGAATTTCAATCAGACTAAATTCGAACCTGTATTACATGTTTTTGCACAAGATGGTTCTATATTCACTAATGAGCCATTAGAAATTGTTAAAGCAGAAGAAGGCTTTGTAAGATATATTATCCCTGAATATATCACTAAACATGTAGGGCAAATGCAATGTAAATTATTCTTAGAAAATCCTGAAAATAACGATAGCACACATGTTGCTAACTTTTATTTTACTGTTAACGACAGCGGTATAACTAAAAGTGTAGGAAAAGAAATACGTGTGGAATTACTAGATGATATCGTAGAAAAAGTAATGAAAGACAATGTAGATATTTTCAAAGGACCTAAAGGAGATACTGGAGAACAAGGCCCAGCAGGACACGACGGTAAAGATGGTAAAAATGGCATTAATGGTATCGATGGTATAAATGGTAACCCAGGCCCTCAAGGCCCTAAAGGAGAGCCGTTCCGTTATGAAGATTTTACATCAGAACAACTTGCAGATTTAAAAGGAGAACAGGGTATACAAGGTGTTCCTGGAAAAGACGGTAAACCATTCACGTATAACGATTTCACACAAGAACAATTAGACCAGTTAAAGGCTAAAGGTACTGACACAGGCTGGCAAACACTTTCTCTTGTGAACGGAATTACACAAGCTGGGACACTTAACAAGCCAATGTATAAATTAATCTCTATTAATGATACAGAAATGCTATTTATAAAAGGTGCAGTAAGTTCTATTAACAGTAAAGAAATGATTTTTGCGAAACTCCCGAAAAACATCTCGGATAAGGTGAAGGATTATAAACAATATGCAAAAGCGGGCGTTAATTCATCTCAATTAATCATCTACAACGTGACTATAACTCAAAGTGGAGATTTAAAAATAACATTTGACCCTAAAGGTGAAACAACGCCTTATGGCGCTTATTACATCGAAGGAATAGTCGTTTTATAGGAGGCGGGAATATGAAGACAAAGCAAATTTATTTTTATGATGGCACACCATATTTAGTTATTGAAAATCACAATGGAGAAATGGAATATCCTAAAGGACAATGGACTGATATAGAACCACCAGAAGGAATATATACTCCTTGTCATTTTGATGGTAAACAATGGATTGGCAATACTAAAGAAAATTGGGAAGACTCACAACCGAAAAGCGAAAATGAAGATACGACAAATAAAAACAATGAAAAAGAAGATATTATAGCTGACCTATCTTTAGAGTTGTTAAAAACACAAGAAGAATTAAGCGATGCAAGAAAAGATATATCTGATTTAACTATTCAATTGTTAGGAGGAAATGCTAATGCATGATATCGGAGTTAAATACTACAAAATGGGATATTACACAAACGAACAGTTTGCTTTATTTGTTAAAAGAGGATTTGTAACGCCTGAAGAATATTTAGAGTTAACTGGTGTTGAATACGATCCCGAAAAAGCACATGTGTAGAATTTATTAAGAGTCGACGTTTTACGTTGGCTCTTTTATTTTACTATAAAGGAGATGTAACCTTTGAAAATTAATTGGATGACACGTTTAAAAAACGGAACAACACTCACAGCTTTAGTGGGTGCTATTTTATTATTTGCAAAACAAGTAACCGAAGCATTTGGTATAGATATATCAAGTCAACTTGAAACAATCAGTGGTATTCTGGGGAGTATTATTACATTACTCGTAGCTTTAGGTGTTGTAACTAACCCTAATACTAAGGGAGTTTCAGACGCTGGTATTGACTTCGAATTAAACAAACCACGTAACGAATATACTCACCCTGTACAGTTTGAAAGCGATGTTAAACCACCAAACGCACTAACGCCTAAAACTTACGACACTAGTGAGCCTTTTTCTGATGACAGTGAAGAAGTAGAAGTCGACCACGCTACAGGTGGCTCATCTTACACAGAATTACCAGAAGAAGAACACGACTATTCATCAGATAAAGCTTTAGTGGAGGGAGAAGAATAATGAAAACACAATCTCAAATTAATGCACGTCTAAACGCTTATAAAAACGGTACTGTAGATAGCCCTTACAGAGTAAAAACATGGACGAGTTACGACCCTGCTTTTGGTACTATGGAGCCTGGTTGTATTGACGTAGACCATGCCTATCATGCACAATGCGCAGACTTGCCTATTGATTATATTCTTTGGTTAACTGACAACCAATACAGAGCGTGGGGGAATGCGAAAGATTTCCCTAATAATAAATTCCCTACAGGCTGGAAAGTGATTGAAAACCTACCCTCAACTGTTCCTCAAAAAGGTTGGATTGCCGTATTTTCTAGTGGCACATATGCACAATACGGTCACATCGGTTTGGTTTACGATGGAGGAAATACAAACTCATTTGAAATTCTTGAGCAAAACTGGAATGGTTACGCGAATAAGAAACCTACATTACGTTGGGATAATTACTACGGCTTAACACATTTCATCGTTCCACCCGTAGCTAAAGAGGTACACACTTTAACTACTAAAGTTAAAGAAGCACCTAAACAAACAAAAACTACGACTAAGAAGTCAACTCCAACACTTACGCAACATATTAAAGGTTGGACGATGGATAAGAGAGGTCACAAACCTAAAGCTATTGTAATCCATAATGATGCAGGTTCAATGAATTATAAACAGTATTACAATACCTTAGTAAACGCTGGTTATGATAGACTTGCTCAAGGGATTGCTCACGCCTATATCACTAGAGATGGAATTTGGGAAGCTATTTCTGAAGATAGAATAGGTTGGCATGTTAATGATGGAGTAAAACCTGGAAGTGGTAATTTTGAAACTTATGGTATAGAAGTATGCCAATCTTTATATGCTAGCGATAGTGATTTCTTAAAAAATGAACAAATGGTATTCTATTTCGCAGCGCAAAAACTTAAAAAGTGGGGCTTACCGGCTAACCGTAATACAGTTAGACTTCACAATGAGTTCAGTCAAACATCATGCCCTCATCGTTCAATGAAGTTACACACTGGATTAGATCCATTGCACAACTCAATCACAGAAGCAGCTAGATTGAAGTTAAAAGATTACTTCATTAAGCAAATTCGTCAGTATATGGACGGCAAACAACCCGTTTCTACTACTGTAATCAATAAACCAGGTAGCGCCTCAACACCTGCGACACGCAAAAATATGAATGGCTGGAAAGTAAACCAATACGGCACATACTACAAAGCTGAAAGAGGCACATTCACACCAAATACAGCTATCAGAACTAGATATGTAGGACCATTCACTATATGCCCACAATCTGGTGTATTAAAAGCAGGTCAAAGCATTACTTATGACACTGTATGTAAGCAAGATGGCTATGTATGGGTATCTTATACAGCTAACAATGGTAAAGATGTATGGCTGCCAGTAAGAACATGGAACAAAAATACAGATAGCTTAGGTAAGTTGTGGGGGACAATTAAATAATTGTGATATAATTAACTTACCACGTCATTATACAAGGGTAGTCCTAGCGACTGCCCCTATTTTTTTATGCTTAATATTTTAAAAAATATTTGATTACTTTTTTATTGTGTAGTATAATTATATATGTAAGGTTGAGATATACCTTACAGACCTACATGTAAGGAGGTGAGAGCCGTTGCATGAGGTTATAAAAATACTCCTAGGAGAACCAGTACAAGTCGCAATTGTACTAATTATCCCAGGAGCCCTAAAACAACTTAGATTATGGCACATTGACTATTTAAGTCAAAAGCCTAACAACAAAGATTAATATAACCGGAGGCGTTAAGCCTCCTCCTTACATGTTTATTATATATTTTATTAGAGGGGGTTTCAAGTAATGAATTATATTATGACATTCATAGCTATTACAGTTATTTTACTTTTCCCACAATTTATTAAATACGCAAGAATTAAACACATGAAATCATTAGGATACAGATATGAAGGTGAAAAACTTGTCAGAATACAAGAAAAAAATAATTGAATTGATCGAGAGTGATATAACAGGATATAAAATATATAAAGCTACTGGTGTATCACAATATGTACTATCACAATTAAGACAAGGTAAACGTAATGTAGATAACTTAAGGTTGGGAACAGCTGAAAAGCTATATGAATACGCTTGTAAAGTGTTATAATTAAATAGAAATTGCGGTACATATCTGCGGAGTTTACTTGAGGTAACTGTTGCGACGGTTGCCTTATTTTTATGTTATAATATACCTAACGATAACGTCTTTAAATTAAGATACTATATTCTAAACCACGTTCTTAATGGGCGTGGTTTTTATATGTGCTTTATGTAACAAGCACCACGGCTATAGTTACATAACACACATTAAAATATAAAATGTACTTTCTTAATATTAACAGTATTTGTGTTACTATTATTATTTTTTTCTCTTGGTATAAATTCGATATCTATTTTATCAACAGAACTTAATATAAGTTTTTCTTTTTCTTTAATGGTTAATGTTTTCCAACCCTCAATAATAAAGTTTCCAATAGATTTTATTTGCTTTTCGTCTATTTCTTGAACTGTTTCTTTATTTTCTTCACGTTTTATATCTTCTAATTGTCTTTGTGTTTCATCCATTATTATTTTAAATTCTTCTTCCTCTACGTATCCCATTGTATACGCACGCAATAACTTTGTTCTTTGCTCTTTTATTCTTTTCTTATCGCTTTCTATATTAATTTCTACTTTCTTAGGCTTGTGTATTTCAAATCGAGTTAAGTCCATTTTCTCTAATTCTTCAATGAATTTATTCTCTATTTCACTTTCGTTAAAAGATATATTTCTGGAGTATTTATCACGATGGCACTTGTCACAAGTATAACGTCTGACATTATAAGATCTACCATTTTTTGGGTGAATTGTACCGGCATATAAATGCAAGTTGCCATTGCATTGCGGACACTTCAAGACACCCCTAAAAATAGCATTATGTTTAGATTTGCTTTTATGTGTTTTATTTTCTATTGCGTTAATTACTTTGTAATAGTCATCATCGCTTAATATAGGTTCGTGCGTATTCTCTATAAATATATCGCCAAACTTTGTATGACCTCTTAAAACTGGGTTTTTTATTAATCTTATAATTGTTTGCCTGTTCCAATTTTTTATTTTAGAAGGCTTCTTTTTTGAATTCAGTAACCTTGCAATTTCATTAGCGCTATTACCTTCTTTAAACTTCTTTACTATATATTCAATATATTTAGTGTTTTCATTCGGTACTAATTTACCTTCTATATTGTCATACACAAAAGGTTGCTCACGAATATATTTTCCACTTTCCACTGCTGCACGACTACCAAAGAGAGAGCGCTCTCTTATAGTTTCTCTTTCCCATTCAGCCATCGCGCCTACAATGGTTATAAATAACTTTCCTATAGCTGTTGTAGTATCAAAAACTTCTGTTGCGCTCTTAAAAGAAACGTTGTACTTTTCAAAACGTTCTAACATTTCTAAAAGATCTCTTACATTACGTGTTAGCCTGTCCAATTTGTAAACTAGAACTAAATCAAATTGAGTTAGTCTATTGAATAAATCCTGTAATGCTGGTCTTTTGGTAGAACCACCACTAAAACCGCCGTCTGTGAAAACTTCATATTCTTTCCATTCATTAATTTCACAGAAAGAAATAAGTTTTTTTCTTTGTTCATGTATTGAAAATCCGTTTAAATTTTGTTCTGCAGTACTTACTCTCGTATAAATTGCTACTTTCATTCTTCCACTTCCTCAAAAAAAGTAAAAAATAATAAGGGTAGGCATGCTACCCATAATTTTATTGTGAAGTTAACCTTAAAGTTTCTCTGTATTGTAAAGCTTTTGGTTCGTCTGTAAATTGAACTGTATTATTGTGTTCTGATAAAATTTTATCCTTAATTTCATCAATATTAACTTTAAAGAATTCTTTTCTTCCATTAACTTTATTAACTTTATGTTTTTTAAAGTGATTGTGCAATTTGCTTTCGAGTTCAAAAGCATTTTCAGAAAAAATTAAAGCGTGTACATCGAATTCAAAGGGAACAGAAGCGCTACTTAATTCATTAATTCTGTCCATAGGTTCTAATCTTCGTGTTACTCCAATCTTATAAACGTTTTCTCCAAACGAACCGATATTAGATATTACATAAACAAATCCTGACTGAGCATTTTCTTTTCTATCTTCTATATTTTCTCGTTCAGAACTTAAATTTTTGAGAGATTCGTCTAATTCTTTAATTTTTTCAATATATAATTCTTTTTCGACTTGTAGGTTAGTGTTATTAAGATACTTAGTCAGTTTTTCAATTTCGTTATTATGGTGTTTAATATCTTTATCAAGATCTTTTAATTTTTTCTCCATCTCTTTTTCGGCTTGTTGTATTTCTTTCATTCTAGCTCGTTCTTCTCTTCTGACTATTTTTTCATCTTCTTGCTTAGTTTTGTGTTTGTGTTTTAAATCTAACATCTCAAGTTTTATGTCTAGTAAGTCTTCTGGAATACGTACATTATCAGTTTCAAAAATTTTATTTATTCCTTCATAACTTTTAAATATTTTGTTCTGCAAACTTTCAATGTTTTTACCGTTTACATTATTAATTATTTGAGAAGTTTCAGCATTAAACAATCTTATAATTTGTTTAGCTTGCGCATTTTGATGTTTCTTATCCTCTTTAGAATCATTAAATATTTTCACTTTTTCAAGACTCACTAAATCTCTTTCTTTCATTTCTAATTTTTTTATGTGTGTATTAATTTCAGACGAGTCTACTTCTAGTAAATCAAAAGGATAAGTTAACTCTACATCATATTTAATCAATTTTTCATTTAGATAATTAGTTATTTGCTCAAGTTTTTTTGTACCTCTTTCTATATTTGTCATCAAATCTATTTTTAAGTTCTGCAGCTCTTGTATTTCACTTTCCAAACTCTTATTTTTTTCTTTCAATTCTTGGAATGTTTCCACATCAGGTTCTGCAATTTTTTTAACAACTATTAATTTAAATAATGCATATATCGATAGAACAAATGGGATTATAGCAATTCCCGGAGTGCCTATACTAATCAAAGACGTTACAAGGATGGTCCACATTATCCATTGCTTTTTAAAATTTTCTGTTTTCATTAAACTTCTCCTTTGTTTATATTTCTTTATATTTAAAAACTCTCAACGGATCAAATGTAATTAAGTATTCTCCGTAGTGAGTTCCAATACCATATTTATTTTTGTAATGTTTCAATATTTCTACTATGTACTCTTCACTTAATTGAACATACTGCGCTAGTTCATATAAGTTGCTTACACCGTAATGATGTGCTTCTACGATAATACGTATGGGCAACGCCGCCTCGTATCCATGACGTCTTGCATAGTTTTCGAACTTACGATTAATCCATTTGGACTGGTCTAAAATATTCCCATATGTAAGTTTATGATGCGCTAATTCTTCGAAGAGAACCTCTGCTTTGCGTGTTTCGGATAGGTTGCTATTGATTAAAATTAAGTCATTTAACCACAAACCGTGTAAGTCGCTAGGCATAACATCGGTTTCTTTTACTTCTATGTAATCGTGTTCTATCAACAACTCTTCATATAATCCCATAAAAAACACCCTTTATTTCCGTTTGCTTCTAATAAAATCTGCGTAGTCTAGTACACGTTGCCATTCATCATCTGTTAATTCTCCTTCAAGATGAGCTGCACGATGTTGTGCTTCGGTTTCTGGTTGTTTATTTTTTAATAATAAACTTTCGGGAGTAACGTTCAATGCATTTGCAATTTCAGCTATATCTTCCATAGGTATTTTTCTACTACCATTTTCATATCTTGATAATGTAGATTTATTAACACCTATTTTAGTTGCAAAATCAGTTAAATTTATATTGTTCTCTTTACGTAGTTGTTTTATTAATTTACCTATTTCTGCTGAAGTTCTCATTTTAAATTTACCTCCGTTTTGTCTATAACAGTATATTATCACTTTTCCATATAGGAAACAACTAGTATTTTAGGAAATTAAAAATATTTTTTCGGGATTATTGTTGACAATTAGGAAACTAGAGTTTAAGATTGAGTTAACTTCAAAAAAAGGAGGTGACAAAATGTATGAGTTCAACGTTAAAAGAATGAAGGCTGAACGCATTGCTAAAGGCATTTCTCTTTCGGAGATGGCAGAAAAATTAGAAATGACTCCAGGTACTTATTCAAAAAAAGAAAACGGACATATTAGAATTAACGTTGACGATTTAGCAAAGGTTATCGAAGTATTAGAATTACCACAAGATAAGTGCGGTATTTTTTTTACACATGTGGTTTCCAAAACGTCAACAAAAGAACGACAAACAAATTAATAAGGAGGTAAAGTTTTGAAAAATATAGAAGTTGTAGACATCAACAAATTAAAATTCGACGCTGACATCAACCAACTCGTTCCGGAAATGACTGAAAAAGAATTTGATGATTTAGTTACAAACATCAAAATGCAAGGCCAACACACACCGATACACATCAATTGGGACAACACAATTTTAGATGGCCGAAATAGAGTTAAAGCTTTAAAGAAGTTAAACATCAATGAAGTTAAAGCTATTAGAGAAAATCTCGAAAAAGATGAAGCACTTAAATTTGTGAGAGATACCGCAGTGGAACGTAGAAATCTAACTGCTAATCAAAGATTGAACATAGTGTTAAATGCCAAAGATTTAATTGGAGACATTCAAGAAAGAGCGAAAGAAAAAAGACGAAAAGCAATGAGTAAAGCTCATCAAAATAATCCGAATAACCAAAAAAGTAACAGTTTTGGTTCAGCTGAACCAAAACCATCGAAAGAAGAAATTCACGCCATTGAAGAGACGCCAAAAACCAACCAATTCGACACACCAGTACACGAGAACAAAGAATTAGCAGAACTTGCTGGCGTTAGTAAATCAACGGTAGTTAGAGCAAAAAAGGTTAAGCGGGAAGATCCTGAAACTTATGAAAAAGTCATCAAAGAAAATAGTGGTTGGAATAAAGCTTATAACGAACTGCCATCAGTTAAAAACAAAGAGTATCAAAAAAACCTCAAAAATAAACGTATAGAGGTGGAAAGTGAAGTGTCTAATGAAGAACTAGAATTATTAGCTCAATCTCAAACTTTAATAAAAAGATTTCAAGATTTAGCATTATGCACTAAAAATTCAAGCGACATTGAAAAAGTAATAAATAAAGCTTTAAAAACAGATTTTGAAGATATTAAAGAAGCTTACTTCAAAGTAGAAAGATTATTTTCATTAATTGGATTAAAAATAGAAGCAAATGGAGGAACTAAATAATGAAAAAATTAAATGATTTTCCAAGCAGAACAGAAAAGGTAGTAATTAAACAATTGGGAGTAGATGAAACATATCAACGACCAGTATCAAAAGCTAAGGTAAATAAAATTGTTAAAAATTTCAATCCTATCGGCATGGGACCAATCCTAGTATCTGAAAGAGAAGATGGAAGTCTTTGGATATTTGATGGTCAACACAGAATAGAAGCATTAAAAATTCTAGGCGAATTAGTTTGGGAAGTAACAATTTATTCTGGAATGACATTAAAAGATGAAGCTACTGCATTTAGATTATTACAAGAAGGTTCTAAAGCAAATGCTGCTGAACGTTATGTAAGTGAATTGGCTGCTGGTGTAAAAGAAACTATAGCAATCGAAAATCTATTAAATCAAAACGGATTTACCGTTAATAGAGGAAGTTCAAAATACACTATCCAAGCTGCAGATACTGTCAAAGAAATTTACAGAAAATATGGACCTAAAAATCTTAAAGACACAGTTTGTTTGATTAGAGATTCATTAGGAACACAACAAAAAAATTATATAGCTGTAATTTTATTAGGCGTTTCAGAATTTATCAAACAATATCCAGAGCATGATAGAAAATGGATCGTCAGAAAGTTAAACGAAGAAGGTTTAAATTCTTTCAAATATAAAATTGCAGATTATCATCGTTCTACTGGAAAAACAAAAAAAGTTGCGACTGTAAAGACGCTGGTACGAATTTACAATCACAACAAAACTAAAAGACTACAATTAGAAGATTAAATAACAAGTTAATTATACCACACGAGGTGGCTCAGAACCACCTCCCACAATCGAACAAACAAATTAAGGAGGGCTAATAAATGCATGAACAAAATAAAAAAGTCATCTATTACTACTATGACGAAGAAAGTAATAGACGACTACTCTCGATAGGAAATTTGGATACAAATTTGTTAATAGATATCAAAGCAATTATAAAGTTTTATAAACAGAAAAATCCTAATATGGATAATCTTTACATTCAGATAGACGGTGTTGAATTTAAATCATTCTAATCCAAGTAGTTTTTTAGAAATAGATGAAGCTAGTTGGAATATTCCAGGATTAGAAGAATAACCCACATTCAAAAAAAACAAATTAAAGGAGCGAATAAAATGAAAAGCTTAAAAATTCAATACGGAGTACCTGAAGCATCAAAAATCAAAAATGCAGTAAATGAAATTGAAGAAGCTATCGAAGAATTAGACTATGACGCAATCGATATAGAGATAGGCATAGCGCCTAAACCAATTATCGAATTCGATGAAGAAGAGGAATGAACAATCTAAAGGAGGTTGGAAAATGACAGATGAAATGGTGCAATTTTGGTTTGATTACATGATTGAGCACGGCGTACACGAACGAATATTAAAAAAATAGGGAGGAATCAAAATGAACAAACTACAACTCATTAAAATAGCACTCCTAATCGTCATCTTGGCGGAGGAGATTAGAAATGCTATTGCCAACAGAAAATATAACTATGACTCTGTCAACGGTAGATGGGAAAGGAAAGGAAAAGCATCTATGCTTGCATGATTTTACTTATAAAGTCCCATTCTTTTTCATCATGTAAACCTTGGTAATTAGGTTTAACTTCAATAACCAATAAACGATCTGATTCATCGAAATAAGGTTGAAGTAATCTAGTTATTTGTTCTGGAGTATAACTTGAATTTACCAAGTAAGCAGATTCCCAATAACTACAATAACCATTTGATATTTCATTTCTAATTACCTTAAGCACATCAGTATATTTTTGACCTGGACTATTAAGGTCATAAGTTATCAAATATTTACCCATATTTATTACACCCCCAATCTATCGCAGTAGCGATAAATATATTATACACGAAGGGAGTGGCCGTAATGCCTGAACATATTCAGCAAATGTTATTTGATTTCGCATTAGAAAGAGGATATATCGAAAAACTTTTAGAAATGAAAGGAGAGGATGATAAATGAAGTACTTACTAAGCTACATGACGATGTTTATCGTAATGATCATCACATTACTTTTAGGAGGTGGTTTCACAACAGTATTAGGAATTGCAATGTTAACACTTATTTTCAGTAGCTTCTTTTGGGAACAGTGGTTGAAAACAATAAAAAAGACTGAAACTTGCGCCAACAAGTAACAGTCGAAGATTTTTAAAAATATATGTACTTAAAATTTACAACTAAATAAGGAGGTCGTCAAGTTGAAACAGCATAAATTTAAACGTATGGCTTATGACTTAATGGAATTAATGAAATCGGATAGATTTCAAGTCGACTTTAAATACAACATCATTTGGTTAACTCATTTTGATGATAGTTACGAAAAAGGACTTAGAAACATTTCGCTTGATAACAGAGTAGACAAGGAAAACGAGATGTTGGCTAAATTTGAATTCGCTAAGAAAGTAATTAAAGGAGAGTGTTTGATTGATGAGTAACATTTACCAAATTAACGATAAATTCTTATCAGTTTTAAACATGGCTGATGAAGATGTTGACCCACAAGTTATACAAGACACACTGGAATCGATTGAATTAGAACTAAACGAAAAAGTAGATAACATTGTTGGACTTAAACGTAGTGTTGATTCAGATGTGGACGCTATAGACAAAGAACTTAAACGTCTACAAGAGTTAAAAAAATCAAAAGTAAAATTTTCAGACCGTTTGAAAGGTTATCTTTCTGACATGCTAGACCAACGTCAATTAGATAACTACAGAACATCTAAGAATTACATTTACAAACGTAAAAATGGTGCGAGTAAAGATGTAGTAGATGAATCTAAAATACCTAAAGAATACTGGGTTTCACAAGCGCCTAAACTAAATTCAAAAATGCTAACTGATGACTTAAAGGCAGGTAAAGAAATACCAGGTGCGCAACTAAAACAAACAGTTAGTCTGGTGGTGAAGTAGATGACATTTAACATTTCAAACGCTACTGAAATTAACACAGATAAATCGACATATTTAATTTATGCAAAACCAGGAGCAGGTAAAACACACACATTAAATTTTCTACCTGGCAAAACACTTTATATTAATGTGGATAAATCAGAACGACCTTTAAAAGGCAATGAGAACATCGACATTTTAGAATTCAACACTCACGAAGCATGGGAAGAGTGGGGTGAATTAATGAAATGGCTTAGTAAAAATAAAGAAACGGTTAATCAATACGACACAATCGTCATTGACAACATATCAGAGTTGTTCCGTTCAATGCTCGCTAATTTAGGGCGTAACGGTAAAAACGAACGTGTTCCAGAAATGTCACATTATCAACGTGTAGACTTCTTTACAATTGATAGCTTGCGTTTCTTACAGTCACTAGGAAAACGACTTGTATTTATTGCTTGGGAAACAAACTTCGAATCTTATACACCAGCAGGACAACAAATTACTCAAGCAGTACCAGATATTCGTAAAACCATTCGTGATAATGTCGCAGGACTTTGCCAAGTTGTTGCACGATTAGTTTTCAATGAAAAGTCAGGTAAACGTGGATTTATATTAAGTCCTAGCAACAATGTATTTGCTAAAAATCAATTAGATAATAGAGAACATTGTTTGCAAGAAGAGTTGTTCACAGTAGGTGATGTGGATGACGGAGTTTAAACTCTATGACTACCAAGAAAATCTCGTTGATCAAGCAAGACATATATTACTTAAAAAATCTGGTGTGCTAATTCAAAGTCCTCCAGGAAGTGGTAAGTCGGTCATGATTGCAGAAGTTGTAAAAAACGCTGTGAACAAAGGTAGTCACATTCTGTTTATTGTCCATCGTAAAGAATTGAGTTATCAAATCGAGAACACTTTAAAAAAACATGGTGTCGATTTAACTCATGTAGATATTCTTTCAGAAAAACGTGCAAAAAATATTTTATCTGAACTTACACCACCTAAGATTATCGTTACTGATGAAACACATCATAGTAGAGCAAAAACTTACAAAGATATTTACGATTATTTTCCTAACGCTTTACGGGTTGGTTTCACTGCAACGCCTTGGCGTGCTAATAGTAAAGGATTTACAGATATATACGATGAAATGGTGAAAGGTCCATCAGTTGAATGGTTAATTAAAAATAAGCGTTTAGCAAACTACGATTATAAAAGTGTGGTATTGGCAGATGAAAGTAAATTAAAAAAGTCTAGCACAGGTGACTTCACTAAAAAATCAATCGACAATGCGATACCAAAAGGCATATATGGAGATATCGTAGAAAACTATCAAAAGCACGCTAACGGACAAAAGACCATACTTTATGCCCACAGTATTGAGGCTAGTAAAGAAATTGCAGAACAATTTAGAAATGCCGGTATTTACGCAGAACATGCTGATGCTAAAACAAGTGCGGTTAAAAGAAATGAAATCATGATGAACTTCAAAAATGGCATTATCAAGGTTTTATGTAATGTTGATCTCATTTCAGAGGGATTTGATGTACCTGATTGTACATGTGTCATCTTAGCTAGGCCAACTGATTCATTAGTGCTTTTCATGCAACAATCAATGCGATCAATGCGATATCAACCTAATAAAAAAGCACTTATTATTGACCATGTAGGTAATTATGCAAGGCACGGCTTACCTGACACGCCGCATGATTGGAAGAAATATTTTAAAGGATTTAAGAAACGTAAGCGTAAAGAAAACGATGATATAGGACTAAAAACATGTAATCAATGTTTTACAGTCTATTCTTCTGAACTGTATGAGTGCCCTAATTGTGGTCATATTAATGAAACAGAAGAAAAGAAAGGCCTGGAAAATTACGACGCAGAGCTCACAGATATCAAACCTTTCAAAGTTGATTATACATTAATGCAATACGACAAACGTAAAAAAAATAAAGAAGATTTAGAAACATTAGAGGACTACTACCTCTATACAAAAGCGAATAACTATAAAGAATCATGGATTAAATTTAATCATCCATATTACAAACAAGCACCATTCCCAGTCTTATATGCAGATTTAAAAACAATCAAACAAAAATACAATTATTAAAGGAGATTTTTACTATGACATTATTTACTACAGATTATTCAAATTTAGAAAGCAACGACTTTTCACCACTACCAGAAGGAGAATACGAAGTTGTTATCAAGAGTGCAACAGAAAGAGCAACGAAGAATGGAAAAGAAGAAACACAATTACAACTTGTTGTAAGAAACGATTTAAAGAAAACATCAGAATTACAAGCTAAATATGCAAATAGAGTGATTTTTGTTGATGAATGGAAACGCACAATTGATGGTCAATATAAATATAAAATGGATAACTTCATGCACTACTTAAATGGTATCGGCGTTCCAGAAGGTACAGCAATTGAAAGTATTGAACAGTTACTAGATATGTTCAGAGGTAAGCCAGTTAGAGTATTTGTGAAACAAGAAGAAAATGAATATAAAGGCGAAAAACAAATCGTCAATCGTGTTGCACCATGGAATTTTAAACGTACTAAATTCCCACAAGTGAATCATGAATGGAAATCAGATGACGATAAACCAAGTAGCAATAATGCATTTGCGGGTGGTGAAGACATCAATGATGACGACTTACCTTTCTAACATTCCAGATGAATTAAAACAACTCAATAACTGGTGCGTGTGGAAGTTTGAAAAGCGTAATGGTAAACGTACTAAAATACCTTTTAATGCAGCGACAGGTGAGTTTGCTAAATCAAACGATAAAAGTACATGGTCCAGTTATGAAACAGCAGTTAATGCCGAAGGTGTCGATGGGATAGGGTTCTTCTTTGAACCTCCCTATCTCGGCATTGATATTGATGATATTGATGATGATCTTCATAGATTTAAACAAGGCGATAAATTAGACAATATTGTCAGTGAATTTAACGAAGCATTTAAAAGTTATACAGAAGTCAGTCCTAGTGGTAACGGTTTACACATTATTGTAAAAGGAAAGATTCCAGGAAGTCGTAGACGTAAAGGCAACATAGAAATGTATGATAGTGGTCGTTTCTTCACAATGACTGGTAAAACGATTGGTAAATATAAAGATGTTACAGAAGTGTCAGAACAAGTATTTAAAACTATTTATGAAAAATATTTACCAGATAACACTGTGAAATATCCTACAACAAATAATTATCAACAGAATATCCATAATCTTTCTGAAATCGATGTTATCAATGAAATATATAAATCAAAACAAGCCAAACTATTTGATGACTTAATGAAAGGGAATTATGAACCTTACTACACATCTCATTCTGAGGCTGATATGGCATTAGCGAATATACTAGCCTTTTGGTGTGCAAGAGATTATTCGCAAATGGATAGTATTTTTAGACAATCTAATTTGTATCGTGATAAGTGGGATGAAAAACGTAAGAATTCCACATATGGTGAACAAACCTTATTCAAAGCAATTAATGAAGCTAACAATATTTATACCCCTAAGCAGCAAACAGATGACAACCCACTTAGATATGCGTTAAGTAAACTATTTGATAATCAAGAAGAAACAAAAGAATATCCAATTCGAAGCTATGACGATACAGGTAATGCAGACCGATTTATAGATAGATACGGCAATCTTTACAAATATAGTTATATCGCTAATAAATTTTATATCTATGACGGTATGAAATGGAAGGTTGATGATAAAGGGTCAATTCGTAAATTAATCGATGAAATGATTGAAAGTATTAAAAATGAAAAAGTACTTCATAGCGAAGATGTAACAGAAGAAGAAGCTAGAGAAGTCTTTCAAAAATATTATAAAAAAACACGTGGCACTCAAGCTAAAAAGAACATCATGAATGAACTCATGCACCGAAGACCTGCAACACCTGATGAATTTGATAAAGATGACATGCTTTTAAACGTTGCAAATGGCTATATTGATTTAACAAGTAGAGAACTTTATAAACACGATATCAATAAAATGTTTTCGCAAATTACCAACACTGATTATACAGAAAAAATGCAACCTGCTGTATGGCTAGATTTTCTAAACGACATCTTTGCAGGAGATAAAGCAGTAATTCGCTACATTCAAAAAGCATTAGGTTATTCTCTTACTGGTAGTACAAGAGAACAAATTATGTTCATTCTATTTGGTAAAGGTCGTAATGGTAAAAGTATCTTTGTAGAAGTTATTTCTGAAATACTTGGGGATTATTCCAACAACATGCAAGCCAAGTCATTAATGGTTAAGAAAAACGACAATATTAATACCGACATTGCACGATTAAGCAAAGCGAGATTTGTAACAAGTTCTGAACCAAATGAAGGTTTTCGTTTTGATGAAGGTTTAATCAAACAGTTAACTGGTGGCGACAAAGTTACAGCACGTTTCTTATATGCTGAAGAATTTGAATATACACCTAAATTTAAAATATGGGTGTCCACAAATCATAAGCCTATTATCCGTGGTACTGATGATGGTATTTGGAGACGTTTAGTATTAATTCCGTTTGATGTTCAAATCCCTGAGGAAAAGGTTGATAAAGATCTCAAGTATAAATTACTAAGAGAAGCACCTGCGATTTTAAATTGGATGGCAGAAGGAGCCTATATGTGGATGCAAGAAGGTTTGGCTATGCCAGAGAAACTTAAAGAGGCAAGTAAAGATTATCGTAATGAGATGGATGTTATTGAACAGTTTATTGAAGATGAGTGTAAGCGAGTAGATGACGGAAAAGAAAAGGCTAATGAATTATATGAATTATATAAACAGTGGGCAAACAACAACGGTAATTACAAAATGAGTAACAAAGATTTTGGAATAAAAATGAAAGAAAAATTTAAATACAAGAAAACTAATTCTGGAATGTTTTACTTTGGTTTGAAAATTCCAAGTAAATATCCCGGACTTGAATCAATAAATTAAGTGACGGGTAGTGACGGGAAAAGTGACGGGTGAAAAATTAGCGCAAATGCCTTTATATCAATGTTTAAACCTTGTTTTTTTATTAAGTGACGGGTGGTTAATAAAAAAGTGCAATACAAAAATATAAAGGAATATAAAAATATATGAAAGTTTTTCCAACGCCTCCCGTCACTTTTGTGGAAAAACCTAGAGCACGTAAGGGTTGTAGGTGTTTTTCACCCGTCACGTTACCCATCACTATTTAATAATTGGAGGAATAACAATGGATAAAAAAATTATACAAATTATAAATACAAGTAGAAAAATGAACGCGCTATATGATAACGAAGATGGAACTACATTTGAAAGTCCAATCGTTTGTTTAGCATTGGTTGAATTAGAAGATGGAGAAAGATACGTAGAATTGATGAGCATAACAGATGGTGACGGAGATATTGATTTTTCTAGTATGGAAGAATCTAATTTTCTAGGTGTAAAAGTTTATGACTGAACAAAAAATCCAAAACGAAATAATTTTAGCAATCAATCAACGTGGTCATAGACTCTTTAGAGCAAACGCTGGAAAAGTTATCACTCGTGACAATCGCATTATCAAATTACTCCCTAAAGGTTTTCCTGATACATTCGGTTATCGTAAATCAGACGGTAAGTTTATCGCAATTGAAGTGAAAACTGAAAAAGGTAAATTAAGACCTGAACAAATTAAGTTTAAAGAATTTATAGAAACACAGAATGTTTTGTACGGAGTAGCAAGAAGTGTGGAAGATGCAATCAAAATAGTAGAGGGTGATTAATTGGAACACAGAGAAGAAACCATCGAAGTTGAAGCAAAGTTAAAAGTGCGCGTGAAGTACCCTGTGTGGATTAATAACAGAATCACTACAGAAGAAGAACGCGAACGACTTTTAGATTTAATCGCAAAGAATCCTGAAAAAGAATTGATGCATGAAGATTTTGAACTAGTTGAATTAATAGAGGTGGAGTAAATGGAAATCGCAAAAATGAGAGTTAAAAATAAATATTTTAGTATCACACCTGATGTAGCAGAAAAAATGCAAAAAGCAGATATCAATTCAGTCATTTTAAGACAAAGATTAGCAAAAGGATGGGCTTTTGAAGACGCAATAGAAGCACCTATTGGAGTAAGACGTAGTGAGTGGGATAGTTTGAAACCTAAAGAGAACGACATCGCAAGTTATAAAGAGAGAATGGAGCAACGCAGATTACAAGAGCTGAAACGAAAGAAACCACATTTATTTACAGTTCCTCAAAAACACCCTCGTGGTGAATGGTGCAAGCATCTTATGGAGAACGATATCTTTCCTAAAAAGGTGGCGAGATAGATGGAATTACACAAATTAAATAAAGGTGATGATATTTGGTTTAAATACCCTAACGCTACAAACTCATTCCCAGCAGTTGTGGAAGAGTTCCACTATAACTTTAAAGGCGAACCTTATTTAACCGTGTTGGTAGGTAGTGAGCGTGTAGAGATTGATGATAGATATGAAATAGTAAAGGTGTGAATTAGATGGCAGACAATATCAATCAACCCCCGCATTACACTTATGGCGATATTGAAATTATAGATTTTATCGAACAGGTAACAAAAGGTTATAAACCAGAATTAGCTTTTGCGATTGGCAATGCAATTAAATATATTAGTCGCGCCAATTATAAAAATGGTAAAGAAGATTTGGAAAAAGCGCGATGGTACTTGAATAGAGCATTTGATAAGTGGGAGGACTAACAATGATCTATTTAGGCGGCGACATGCTAAGTGTAGGACAACAAATGCGTCGTGAGTGGGAGAAACAAGAGTTACAACGATTAGGCTTTAAAGTCTACGCACCACATGACGATAAGGACATCAATGACAAAACAAATGCTAAGCAAGATAAGTTAGCAGAACGTATTGTGTTTAATGACATATTAGGCATGGAAACAAGCGATGTAATGATATTCGACTACTTACCTCATGCACAAGGGACAATTTGCGAAATAGGGTACGCACAGCACCTTAAAAGAGCAAGTGAGAATGATATTAAGATTTATGTTCAATGTACTGACATCAGACAAGGGACAGGACATATTTCAGATGAACAAGATCGAGCGGAGTTCAGTATTAACCAGTATGTGTATGGCGTAATCATGGATATCACTGACGGTAGAGGTATTCAAACGTTTGATGAGATATGTGAGGAATTAATCTCATGATACTTAGCAAAACAATCAACCAACGATACAAATACAACACACAAGGCAAGACACCTACAGAAGTACAGCGTGAACTAAGACAGCTAGGTGTTAAAGGCTTTGTGGTTAAAGTAGCAGGCAAAAGAGTGACGATGAAAGTTAGTGAGTGTGACATAAAAATGAACAGGGAGTGTTTGAGATGAACGCAGAATCTAAGTTTGTATCTAGTGTGATGGACGCTAGGTTGAAGAAAGCTAAAAGAGAACGTGACAGTTTCCGTAAGCAACGTGATGAACTCATTAATGATATGGCTGAATTAAGAAAACAATTGGAGGCAAAAACTATGGCAAACACATTAGATCAATTAGTAGAACAAGTACAACAATGGAGTATTGATAAAGATTTACACAATGGTAATTCAGATAGACAAGCGCTTAAATTCTATGAAGAAGCAGGAGAAGTCGCATCAGCCTTATCTCGTGGGCAAATGGACGCGTTAAAAGACGGTATAGGTGATACAGTCGTTACATTAATCATATTAGCGCAACAACATGATATGACATTACAGGAGTGTTTACAGTATGCATATGACGAAATTAAAGGAAGAAAAGGAAAGACGATCAATGGAACATTCATCAAAGAAGCAGACCTTAAAGAGTAAGGATATAGTATCAGAGATTAAAAGGATACTAGGTAAGGAGTGAATAGGTTGATTAAACGTATTTTAAAGATATGGTTTACTATAGCAATGTACGAGTTAGGTAAATGGATTGGCAGAGAGTTATATTACAAGTTAACTGCAAACGATGATGTGGAAGTGCCTAAGGACTTTGACGAACATAACCACGCTCATTTAAATGAATTATGAAATGAGGTATTTAAATGACTTGGTGGATAGTGATTATTCCAGTTATGTATCTTGTTTGGTTGTGTGTAAAGAGTAAGGGGGAACGTAAGTGATAAGTATTGAGCGTCATGATATTAAAAAGTTAGAAGAATATATACAACACGTAGAACGTTATCGTAAAGAGTTAAAAGTATGCGAATATGAATTGTTAGAAAATCATGAACCAGAGAATGTAGGTGCGGGTAAAAGTAATCTACCCGGAAACCCTATTGAACGTGAAACGATTAAGAAGTTAAGTAATAAGCGTTATGTAACACTTAGTAATATTGTTAATGGCGTTGATAGATTAGTGAGTGAGGCAGATGAGGATACTTTGGACTTAATTAATAAACGCTACTGGGAATGTCCTATCGGCTGTTATCATTGGGAAGATTTAGCTGATTACTTCGGTACGAATAAGACAAGTATATTGAGAAGAAGAAACGCAATGATTGAGAAGTTAGCTGATTATATCGGCTATGTGTAGAGAACTTTTAGCATATGTAAGTCCACTTAAAAAGGCAGTATTATGATAGTGTAAGTTATTAAACGACTTACTCGTGTAAACCTTTTTCTATTTTTATTCCTTTCAAATGATCGAACATAATTTTTCTCCTTTCTAGCCTATCCGAAAGACAATTCGGGTAGGTTTTTGTATGTTAAAAAAATAAACTGAAGAGCATATCGTGAGAGTTGGTGATATATGAGATGAACGGACTGAACATAAAACAACAGAGATTCGCAGATGAATATATTAAGACAGGAAACGCAACAAGCGCTTATATTAAAGCTGGTTATTCTAAAAATAAAGCTAATACCAATGCAACTAAGCTACTACAAAATACTACAATTAAGAATTATATCAATGAACGTATTAAAGAAGTACAAGAAGAAAGTTTAATGAGCATTACAGAGGCGTTAGCATTATCAGCATCTATTGCAAGAGGAGAGCCACAAAAAGCATACACTAAAAGATATGACCATTTAGAAGGTGAAGTAGATAAAGAAGTAACTTATACTATTACACCTAATGTAGAAGAACGACAACGTTCGTTAGATCATATCTTAAAAGTACACGGTGCTTATATTGACAAGAAAGAAATCACTCAACGTAATATCGAAATCAACATAGGTGATTATGATGACGAATCTTAAACTTAATTTTAATAACCCAGAGAAAGTGTTTAACAAGAATATCTTCGAAATACTTACTAATTATGATAATTTCACTGAAGTACATTATGGTGGAGGTTCTAGCGGTAAATCGCATGGAGTTATTCAAAAAGTTGTGTTAAAAGCGTTGAATAAGTGGAAGTATCCTAGACGTATACTTTGGCTTAGAAAGGTACAGTCAACGATAAAAGATAGTTTGTTCGAAGATGTTAAGAGTTGCTTAATTGATTACGGTATATGGGATATGTGCCAATGGAATAAAACTGATAATAAAGTAGTGCTTCCTAATGGCGCTACATTCTTATTCAAAGGTTTAGATAACCCAGAGAAGATTAAATCAATTAAAGGTATCTCAGACATTGTTATGGAAGAAGCTTCTGAGTTCAAACTAAATGATTACACACAGTTAACATTACGTTTAAGGGAGAAAAAACATATGAATAAACAAATATTCTTAATGTTCAACCCAGTATCTAAATTGAATTGGGTATATAAGTATTTCTTTGAACATGGCGAAGATATGGAAGGTGTAATGATACGCCAATCTAGTTATAAGGATAATAAGTTTTTAGATAAAATCACTCGCGAAAACTTAGAAATGTTAGCTAGAAGAAATCCAGCATATTATAAGATATACGCTTTAGGTGAATTCGCTACTTTAGATAAGTTGGTATTTCCTAAGTACGAAAAACGATTACTCAATAAAGATGAGTTGAGACACCTACCTTCATACTTTGGACTTGACTATGGTTATGTAAACGATCCCAGTGCATTTATCCACTGTAAGATAGACGCTAAAAGTAAAAGGTTATACATCATCGAAGAGTATGTTAAAACTGGTATGTTAAACGACGAAATAGCAGAGGTTATCAAACGCTTAGGTTACTCTAAAGAAGAAATATTTGCTGATTCGGCAGAACAAAAGAGTATCGCAGAAATGCGCAAACTAGGTATAGAACGTATTAAACCTGCACAAAAAGGTAAAGGTTCTATCATGCAAGGGCTACAATTTCTTATGCAATTCGATATAGTGATTGACGAGCGTTGTTTCAAGACTATTGAGGAGTTCGATAATTACACGTGGAAGAAAGATAAAAACACTGATGAATATATGAATGAACCAGTAGATACTTACAATCACTGCATCGATTCACTACGCTATTCTTGTTCTAAATTTTATAAACAGAAACCTAAAAAGAAATCGCCACTTAAAAAATCTATAAACACCATTAAATCTATGGGCTTATAAAGGAGGTAACACATGGCACACGTAAACAATTTCGAAAGAGATATTGAACGACGACAAATGCGTAATGAGATATACAGACGTGACGCAGTTGAAACTTACAAATACGATGGTACAACACAAGACTTGTTAGATAATCCTAATGACATCAGTGACTTCATTCGTCATCATTTAGAGGCACAAGTTCCAAGACTACAAATGTTAGATGATTACTATCAAGGTTTAAATTTCAATATCATGCGTAACAAACGTCGGAGAGAGAAACACTTAGCAGACAATAGAGCGGCACACGATTTTGCTTCATATATCACTGACTTTATTAATGGCTATTGTTTTGGCCATGCAATACAAGTGCAATCAGATAAAGAGATGACACAAAGTAAATTAAATGAGTTACACAGTCTTAACGATGTGGATAGTCACAATCGCTCTTTAGGTTTAGACTTGTCTATCTTTGGTAGAGCGTATGAATACATTATACGTAACCAAGAAGATGAGGTTAGATTTTACAAATCAGATCCACGCAATACTTTCGTTATATACGACACAAGCGTAGAGAAGAATAGTTTAATGGCTGTTAGATACTGGAAGGTAGCAACAGAAGATAGCGTAGAGTTAACGGAAGTTGAAAGTAACATTTATTATGTTGATGTTATTACAGATAAAGCAACATACTTTTATGAGGCAAACAGCGTAACTAACTTAGAATTGTCTGAACGCAAACCACCAGAGGCGCATTCATTCGGTAGAGTTACTATTACAGAGTTCAGTAATAATGAAAAACGTAGAGGAGACTTTGAGAAGGTTATTCCTCTTATTGACTTATATGATGAAGCTCAATCAGATACAGCTAACTATATGAGTGATTTAAACGATGCAATGTTGTTAATTAAAGGTAACGTTGATTTAAACGAAGAGGTAGCAACTTTACAGAAAGAAGCAAACGTATTCCATTTAGCACCTCCTGAATACGCAACAGTGGACGACAAAGTCACTGAAGGTAATGTAGACGCTCAATACATCTATAAACAATATGATGTGAGTGGTGTAGAAGCATATAAAACAAGAATTGCTAAAGATATTCATACACTTACTAACACACCAGATATGAGCGACGAGAATTTTGCTGGTCAGATCTCTGGTGAGGCCATGAAATATAAGTTATTTGGCTTAGAACAACGTACAGCAATCAAAGAAGGATTGTTTCGAAAAGGATTGGTTAGACGTTACAAGTTAGTCGGAGAAATCATGGGCGTGAATAGAGAGATAGACAAAGATAATCTCAAAGATTTAGTATTCACGTTCACTCGAAACTTACCTAAGTCAATTACAGAAGAAATGCAAATGTACATGAGTGCTGGTGGAGAAATTAGCCAACAAACACTGATGTCTCTTGTATCTTTCATAGACAATCCGCAAGATGAAGTCAAACGTATCGAGAAAGAGCAAGAAGAAAAGATTAAGCACTCTGATAGTTTGATGTACAACGAACAAGATTCTGACAATGAACCAAACAACTCTAGTCAATCCGATGAGGAGTGATGAGTGATGACTTATTGGGATGAAAGAGCTCAAGAGATTATTAAAGATGAGACAATGAGTGATAAGGAAATGAGCCAAGAGATTGAACGCATCGTTAACAACATGATTGACGATATAGAGAACGAAATATCTAAGTTCTATGCAAAATACGCAGACAGTGAAGGTATTTCTATCAACGAAGCAAAAAAACGAGTGGATAATTTTGATGTACAAGCGTTTGCAAATAAAGCAAGGTCATATGTTAAAAACAATGACTTTAGCGATAGAGCGAACAGAGAACTTAAGCAATACAATACAGCGATGTATGTGAATAGGGAGAAGTTACTTAAAGCACAGTTAGGGCTCATTGTAACGTACTCATATGCTCGTATAGAGCAATCTATTTATAATTATATGGAATCGTCCTATTATCGTTCTCTTGAGCAACAAGCAGGTATATTAGGTGAAACAATACATGTATCACTCAACGATGTTAAAACGATCATTACTGCACCTTTTCAAAACTCTAATTGGTCTCGTAGACTATGGCGTGATATGAAAGTTGTTCGTGCTCATGTTGAAAAGGCTACAAGTCAAGTTTTGTTAAGAGGGCGACACCCTTATGAGTTTGTGAAAGAGTTCAGAAAAGAAACAGGTAATAGTACTTACGAAATAAGACGTTTACTCATAACAGAAACAGCTAGAGTACAAACGTTAGCTGCAAAGCGTCATATGTTAGAACAACATGGACCTGACGCAGAATATGAATATCACGCTAAGATGGATAGTAAGACAACAAAGACGTGCAGAGGATTAAACAAAAAAGTATTCAAAGTCAAAGATATGAAGCCTGGTGTTAATGCTCCACCAATGCATCCTTTTTGTCGGAGTGCTGTAGCGCCACACATCAATCCTAATTGGAGAGATGAATTCTTTGAAGAGCGCGAAGGAAGATATTTCGGAGGCGTTGTTAAATAATTAAAAGGAGGTGTTGTAAATGCCAGATGATAATAATATTACAAATACACCACCAGTTACTAATGAAGGTGTAGCAAAAGAAATTGTTGATAATTCTATAGGTGACTATGAAGATGCTGATTGGGAAGAAGAAGAAGTCATCGATACAGACTTTAGCGATGAACAAGATTCAGAATATGAAGATGACTTCATAGAAGATGACGACGAATTTGAAGAAGATGAAAACTGGGAAGAAGAGTACGACTTTTCTGATGACTTTGATCAAGAGGATTTAGATTTCTTAGAGGGGCTTGGTGGTCCTGAAGATGAAACAGAAGAAGAGTACGAAGAGGATTACGAAACAGAAGAAGACCTATATGATGTCACTGAACTTGATGGTGATACAATCGATGAGTATGACAAGTATGACGAAAGTTACTTACAAGACAGGCTAGATGATGTTTACGATGAATATGATCAAATCTTCAACAAAGAGCCTTCAGATATCATCAAAGATAGTATGACAACACAAGAAAAAATAGACAAAATTGTTGATGCAATTCAAGAGGGTGGTAGCGGTGTATAACGAACGCATTGCTATAGCCCTTGAAGGCATTCACAAAGAACTCAAGCGTCTGAATGACACAAACCCTAGTAACCGAGCACAAGCGAAACAGAAAGAACCTGAGAAGAAAGAGTTTAAACCTAAAAATTTCATCTGAGGTGGTACTTATGTCAAAGCGTGAAGCAGTTGGTCCTGGCGTTACCGCGCCAATATCTCGTCAGTAGGATACGTTAACCTACTCGACCTCAGTAAGTCGTTAAACTGCTCAATATTAAAAAATACTGAGCGGGCTTAAATCAAATGCGAATATCAAATATATCTAGCACACTAATTGGGCTTAATTGACTAATTGGGGTGCTATTTTTATGCGATTAAACATTGAATTTAAGACTGAACGGGAGGATATACAAATGAAATTAAATGACAAACTAAATCTAAATTTACAATTCTTCGCTGACAATGACGAAGGTGAACCTGGACAAAGTAATGATAAGAAGCCAGAAAACAATAGCGGTCAAGAGCAAGAAACTTATACAAGGAGCGAAGTAGATTCTCAAATCAGTAAAGCTGTCGAGACTGCTCTTTCTAAACGGGATCGTAAGCACCAGCAAGAATTAGAACAAGCTCGTGAAGAAGCTAAAAAAGAGGCTGAAAGCTACGCTAAGTTAACTGAAAAAGAGAAGAAAGATAAAGAATTTGAGAAACGTGAACAAGCCTTAGCTGAAAAGGAAAAAGAATTTAAATTGCGTGAACTCAAATCTGATGTAGAAAGTGACTTAAAAGAAAAAGGTCTACCTACTTCGTTTGCACAGTCTTTAATTCATTTGGAAGATAACGAACAAATCAATGAAGTTGTCAATTCGATTAAAGAAGATTTTGACAGAGCTGTTCAAGAACAAGTAAAAGAAGCTACTCGTCAATCAACGCCGTCTGGACAACAAAGTGATGTATCTAGTAACAAAAAGACAAGCGATAGTTTTGCAGAAATAGCAAGACAAAATAGAATAATTCAATAAATTGGAGGCATTTTAAATGGTAAAAGTAAACCCACAAACATTCAATCCAGATAATGTAATGATGCATGAGCACAAAGAAGGGGAATTGTTAAACGATTTCAATGAGCCTATTCTTTTAGACGTATTACAAAACTCAAAGATTATGCAATTAGGTAAATACCAAGATATGGGCGGTAAATCAGAGAAAAAGTTCACTTATTGGGCAGATAAACCAGGTGCTTACTGGGTAGGAGAAGGTCAAAAAATTCAAACTTCTAAACCTAGCTTACTTGAAGCATCTATGCGTTCACATAAATTAGGTGTTATCATCGTTGCTTCTCGTGAATACTTAAACTACACTTACTCTCGCTTCTTCGAAGCGATGAAACCACAAATCGCTGAACAATTCTATAAAAAGTTTGACGAAGCAGGTTTGTTAAATGTAGATAACCCATTCAAACAATCAGTAGAACAATCAGCTACTGCAGCTAACAATGTAGTAAAAGGTGATATCACTTTAAAAAATATCTTAGCTTTAGAGGATACTTTATTAGAAGATGATGTTGAAGCTAACGCTTTCTTATCTAAAACACAAAATCGCACTGCATTACGTGGAGTTCGTGATGAAGATACTAAAGAAAGCTACTATGA